TGAAACGGCAGTATAGTTTATGTCTAATGATCCAACATATGGACCCGCATTTACGCAGTAACTGAATGTTGATCCACCGGGTAGGAAGAAACTAAACGTCTGACTCACTCCGCATGATAAGCATTGCTCTACCACGGGAAGGTCAATCTCGTTAGAAACCAATACGTACTCATTCATGTAAGGATCGTACCCTCCAAGTTTCTGAGTGTTGAATGCTGTAATGAATTCATCACGGAACCAAGTTCTCATTCCTAATTCAGAGACCACAGCCAACTGATCATTTGCATATGAATCACCTCTCAATTGGATTACCGCACCGCGCTTTACATCGGTGAAGTATCTATCGTATCCCCAATGCACATAACTTTCTGGGTTGAAACTGATTCCATACTTCTCAATCCTTGCAATCTGAGTTCCCAATACTTCTGGAACTGATGTAAGCGCACTACCTGCGGCAGCATCAGACAAAAGATTTTTGCCTGCGAGTACATAAGATATCTTGTCCTCTTGGAGAACAAGCACGTCCGTCCTACGCCCATCCAATGTATAGATAGGGCCGAAGGAATCTTCCAATGCTTTGAAGTTTAGTATACCTAAGTTGAACTCGTTCAATCTATTTAGGTTTGATTCGTCATTGTAGATACCACTATAAGTAATATCAGCAAATCGATCTACTCGTTTGTAGTCCTGCTTTGAAACTGCTGTTACTCTATTCCCTAGATTGAATCTTTTTCCAACAATAGAGTCTCTAATCCTATAACTCTCTGCTCCGTTACCGAAAGCAAAGCAGTTGAAGAAATTGGTATCTATGATTGCTGGTTGACCAATTGCTATATTTTGATTTTGAACGTTACCACTATGGTTTCCATTCACGTCGATTGAGAAAGATAAGTCGTTCTCAAAGAATATATCTGGCAATGCATCAATTGGTTGTGTCTCGAATATCAAAGTGGTATCTGCTCTGAACACCTCAATATTTGCAGTGACAGTAGATCTTCTCTTGGTTTTACTAAATGAACCAGAACAAGCCTTTGTCCCCGATACCAACAACATGAGTTGATTCGTAGGACTTGATCTAAAAAATCTGTAGTAATTGGTACACAAGGATGTTGGAATGTCTCCTCCGTTGCTTGCTAAAGTGTTTATGTATTGATTGTCTATGGCACAATTTCCTCCGCCCACATCGCTTATACCCTCATTAAGTATCGCTTGTACATTGTCTCCATTCCACCAATCATACATGTTGTCATAGTTGGCTGAAGCCACCAATGTTTTGTCCAGTGTATATATGCGTCTTTCGCACCTGTTGTTTCCACTTCCCGTACCCAAACGCTCGAACTTGAAATATAATCGAATTCGGCTACCAGCAGGAACATCGTAGTCAACCCAAGTAGATGTTGCAGTATCAAATCTATTCATTGGATACTGCAATATTGGGGATTGGTTTGCCCCATCTGAGTATTCTTCTTTCTTTCCCGGTGCTATGATAGCCAACTCATCGTTCACTACATTGAAACTATTTGGGTTGATCTTCATGTAAACGCCTGATGGCACAGGAAGATTCACCGATGGATCTAATGTACTTGGTATAGTAATGAAATCCGCTGCCTTAGATTCTTTCTCAAGAACAGTAGCGTATACACACTGAGTGGTTGGCCCAGTACTATCTGCCTTTACAATTAATCGATCTCCTGTCTCAATCTTTTTTGAATTTTCGCCTTCCAATAGAAAGTACGCATCATTCGAATAAGGATCAAGGAAGAATATAGAAGTATAAATGGTCTCATAATTTTCTTCATCTGGCTTGATTACGAACTTATATCTCTTTGCCCAAACTGGTGCTACTTGTGTTGGTGGTATCCATACATAGATTGAGTTTTGATTTGCAGAGTAAGCACAAGGGATATGAGTAGTATTTTGTTGACTAACCAATGCCGTAGTTGAACGATTAAATTCATCCATGTACACAATACCAATCTCATAATCTCTGTTACTGTGAAGGCTTTGTGGGTTAGCAATCTCTTGGAAGGTTGCCTCAACAAATGTAACCTCATAGTATTCATACACTTGTTGTGTTGGTGTAGTGGTGTTATTTACATACTCCATCGCCGGTAATTGAAAACCAATCACTGTACTCGCTGGGCTAGTAACAATACCAATAGGCTCTCCGACTCCGTTAATACCACTAGCAAACTTTATCAAAGCGTCCAAGTTGTTAGGCGCGGCGCAGTTTACTTGGTCGGTAAGAGTTGTCCCGTCACATGATGTTTGAGTACCGGGGACAGATGAGAAAACAGGCTTAATGTTAGCAACAGTACCTACCGCTTCTTGGAATTGAGCGCTAGTTGCTAGTGCATATACTGATGAATATGGAACAGAAAGATAGAATGAAAAAGTAAGAGAGATGTTGGCTGCGGTCTCAGATGGGAATGGCGTATCTCCACTGAAAGACTGGTGATTGAATGTAAACTCAACACTTATTGCTGATCCCGAAACTAAGTTTGCTCCGGCCAAGTCAATCTCAAATACAGATGCAGGGATTGTTTGAGCACCATCAATGTTGTAAGTGCCTGTATTTGTTGAGTCTAGGATTTGTGTTTCACCAATTATCTCAGTAATCAACTCATTGTAGTATTCCAACTTAACAGGGAATCCATCTTTGTCAATCAAATCGTATCCTTCCACATAGTTGCCATACATCAAGCGGTTGCCCATTAATGTCTGGGCTTTTGCTAGCAATGGAACGTTATCGTAAAGCCTGAGCAATTCTGCTGTAGGTAATAGAGTGTATATCTTGCTATTGTTAAATGTGAAAGTAACATCTACATTATCCCCGGTAGTCTTATTTAATTTCTCGATAACGCGAATTACATTGCCATCGGCTTCTTTGAATAGCAAATCAAAACCAACTACTAACGGACCCCCAGTATTGTACGTAACCTCCACAGCGTTCGCTCTGTTGATCATCCCCTCATTTAGATAACTATCTATACTAAATTGAAATGGGTTCGGTAGAAACGCTGGTGGTGAGAACTGAGATGTTGCTGAGTACTCTCCGTCTGCGTACCTATATCGATAAGCAAAACAAATGAACCTCGTTTGAATGAAGTTGTCTTGACTCCCGGTAATAATAGGGTTGATTGTTGGAGATTGTGTTGGTGGTTTCTTTACAACAAGAATTGACTCAGCGCTAAATTGATCCACGTTTGCAATGGGATTTGGATACCCTCTGCGTACATTGATAAATCTTGGTGGGTTGTAATCATCTGTAAAAAATAATAGGCTCTCATCTAAGTTGCCCGTCTTTATGATATTGACACCGGTGATTAAATACTTTGGATTGAAATTAAGCGTGGTATTGTCACCATTACCATCATTGATACTGATGATGTGGTAAGTTAATATGTTTGTCAACACATCAAAGGAAACAATCATATCAAGTTTACCCGTGGCGCCAACTGGGAAGTTGGAGTCGTGGATAAACCAATAGATAGATTCTTTCTCTCCATCAGCAAGTGATCCTATGCATCTCGCATCTGCACTCAATGGCGTGCCATCTATGTAGGTCAACGCGGTCAAGGATACGTTACCCTTTGAGTTCTCTATGACACCTATCTCTGATTGCTCAGTAGATCCCATACGAATATTTAGAGCGTCAATATATTGACCATCAGGAATAAGTCGTTCATCAACGACCTTATTCATTTTACCTGCTGTGAAATTCCTTGTAGTGTTCGCCATGTTACTTTATCCACTTGTCCATACCACGAAGACTCATCAATAGTCTGCCGGGATGAATGTTGCTCAATCTTATTTTTGCGTTTCTAAGTAATGCAGACTTTTCTTTTCTTGCTCTAGCCACAACGTACTCTTGTACACCCAACTTTGAACTAAGTATCTCGTACTGAATATAGGCATACACATATTTTTCAAACAACTTATTAACAGTTATCAAAGAATCGTCTCCGTTCTCCATACCATCTGATACATACTCAACGATACATTGTTGATCTGACATGTCAGAGTTGAAGTTGATTACACCTGCCTTCTTGTCGATGGCGAATGTTGGGTTGAAGTTTGCTACCTCTGTTTCTAATCCAAAGCGTGCGCCAATGCCATAATCAAAATACCAATTGCCATCAATGTTCCATCCGTATTGCCCGTCAAACATTCCGCCCGGATTCAAATAGATGTCTCTCTTGGTTCCCCTCAATCGCTCCATATCTATCTGAGAGTTCTGTGGCTCTAAGATATTACCGTTCTGATCAAATAGGATGTTGGCTTTATTGTCTTGCAAGTATGCGCTAGAAGAAAGTATCTGAACGTTCTCTGTCATTGGTCTCAATAGACCATCTCTGAACAAAGAAATGCGTACCCAATTGACAAAATCGCTAGGGAGAATGTATCTTAAGTTGCTACCAACGGTAAGTTCAAGGACTTTAATTTCCTTGAATGCATCGTAGTTCAACTCTTGGACAGCCCTCTTCGCATGGAATAGTATCCGGTATCGCTCCTCGTTATTGACTAGCGAGTGGTTACCCGCATACATCAACTGAAAGTTCTTGACGATATCTTGCAGACTTACATATTGGTATGAGCCCCAGTTCTCATTCTCTGGAGTAGCACCGCTGTTTTCGTAGTATTGATATTGGGATATATAAGCCATGGTTTATTATTGTTGTACGCTGAATGATGGTTGTTCGTGCGCTTGTTGTGTCATTCCGAATTGAACTACCTCGGTCTCTCTGATAGACATACCTGCATATTCTAATATCTTGGTAGCCAACTTGTACTCGTAGTCGGGAGACAATTCAAAATCTTGATAGTCTGGTTGAGTCTGATCAAATACAGGCTCACCACCTGCCAAGTTAATATACGTCCACTTTGGAACGAATGGGTATCTGAAGTAGTTGGCAATCACTTGGCCCGGAATCTTGTAACTCACAGGTGTAATTGTCATTACAGTAGCCTGCTGTGTGTATGCAGGAAACAATGTTGATGGGGCTGTGAGCATTGATGTGTTCAATAATGTTGACTTTGACTGCGTCAACTTCTCTGCCTCTGTCGCTGCGCTTGCTTTTAATACCAAGAAGTTCGCAGGGGTGGTTAGGAATATGTTGTTATCCAATAACAAAACTGTGTTACTAGAAACCAATACCACATTGGCCAATGTATTTGTGGTGGCATTTACCACTAGATCACCGGGGACAATGCCAGCCGTTGTGAATGTAGCAGCACTATCAACCAACTGAAAAGATACCACAGATGTATTGGCACCACTATCTAGCACCGTTGGGTAACAGATAACCTTTGTCATCATGTAGTACTCGTCGCCAGTAGTGATTGCGCTTGGCAGTAAAAACACACTGCCCGCAAAGTTTTGAAGAGGTTTGTTGGAAATAAAAATCTCCATTGCTTCCTCGTAAGTTCTTCTTAAGTCCGCATATCCCACGCCAGACTCGCGCCTGTTCTCCATCGTGATGATCTTATTATAGGAAGAAAACATCTCTTCGTACAATTCCATCTGCGCTTGACTAGCAAACAAGTTGAAGTCTGATGGAGATATATATCCGTAATTGTTCTTATTCAATATGGACAACACGGTATTTCTTACTTCATTAATCATGTTATTGTTTAAAGCAAAGATAAACAAAAAAAAAGAGGGAGCGTTTGCCCCCTCTTCTTGATAAGAAATAAAGTTTATTAGATCATCTCTAGACTTTTGTCTAAAAGTTTCAATGCATCAATACCTTCGTCGGTCTGTAGGTACAAAGTAACCTCAACGTAGGGATCCGCGCCGAAAGGAATGTTGATCATCTTCTTCTTGCTTGAAGGAGTATTGAACCAAACTTCCTTGTTTCCGTTTCTAAATGCCAAAACTTTTCCGTCAAAGTACTTGCGTACATTGGATTCTAGTTTCAACATCGGATCATTAATTAAGTTCAAGAATCCTCTTGGATCTTGCTTGGCGTAAATCAATACATCTCTTTTCAATTCGGCAGTACTAACGACCGCTGGGTCTTTACCAAACAAAACTCGAGATACATTTTCCAATTGATCGATGGTTAATGAACGTGCTTCAATCAAAGCATCCACTTCCTCGTTCAAGAATTCCACTTCTGACTGAGCATCTTTCTCGTGGTTTACTTCCGCGAATACGGTGTTCATCATCGGATGATAATACAAAAACTGCTGAAGGACTGGGTTGTTTTTTGGAACACGAAGCATGCCATCTTCGAATATCACAGGCTCAATGAGTGGATTACCATCTTGCTCATCCTCGAATGGGCTCTTTTGGTTTATCGCATACCTCAATGGGCGATTAGTATTTGAGTCTTCGTCAAAATACAATAATGGGAATCTCCTAGTACTCCTTGAAGGAATAGTAAATGAAAGGGGAGATGAGTGAATTAGTTTGTAGACTTTGTCTACGGGTGTTGCGTTTTTTTTCATGATATAATTTGATATGATTTTTTACTTTTTAAAAAGGAGAGCGCCGTTGCCAGCACTCTCCAGATTAAATGAATCAACTTTTTTATTTCGTTAGTGATTAAGCACCGTAACGGAACAATACGAAGTTGTTAGCACCCAAGGTACATACACAACGCTCAGACAAGAAGTTAACTTCCATAGCATCCAAGTCGCTAGTAGCAGCACCACCGGCAGAACCTGTGATCCAAGTCTTATAACGACGATCCTCTGTAGCAGTTGCTCTGTAACGAACGTGCAAGAAAGGACGCTTAGCGTTCTTGCCCAACACCTGATCGTAAACAGTTGTAGAACCAGCAGGAACCAACAATCCAGTGATAACGTTTGCAGTGCTTGCACCTGTAGTAGAAGCAGTCAAACCACCACGCATTGTAGGATCGTTTAGGTATTTCCAATCTGTCTTGTAGAAGTCATAACCACGACGGAATCCGCTGAACCCAAGGTTCAATGCCATGTTCACGTCGTTCTCGAACAAACCAAAAGAGGCAGCGTTAGAAGAACCTGAAGCATTGTAACCATTCAAGGTAGCCAACATATCGTCGATGTCGAAACTGTAATCACGGTTTACGAAGATTACGTTCTCTTCAATAGAACCCTGTTTGTCCAAACGAGAAACGATAGAATCGAAGTCAGCCAAAGTGGTTGGGTTACCACCGCCCCAAACGTTTCCGCGGTTGTTCACAACGTAGAACACACCTTCAGAACCTTTGAAACCAGCAGCAACGGCACCAGAACCAGCAACAGCAGGAACTGCTTCAATCATAGCGGTCTCCAAGTAATCTTCGAAACGCAAACGAGTCTCGTGCTCAGACTTCAAGTACCATAAGAAACCAGATGCTCCGTTTTCAGTAGTAACTTCAATCCATCCGATCTGAGCCATGTCAGAACCAGATACAGCATACTTGTCCTTGATGATGATAGGGCTGTTGTCGAAGATTTCATCTTCTGCTTCCAAAGAACCTTGCATTCCGTTAGTTCCTTTTTTGAATTCAGAACCGTAGATGAAGATAGTGAAAGTGTTACCAGAAGATGCGTTAGTCATACCGGCTGCTTCGTAGAAAGCAACATCAATAGTAGCAGCAGCGGTGTTAACAGCAGTGATGATACCTTTGTTTTGTGTAGGACCAGCAACGTTAGGAGTGATCACAACAGTTTGACCTACACGTAAAGCGATAGTACCAGCAGTCAAACCAATAGCAGCACGGTTAGGAACCAATACATCATTGATAGTGAAAGTTGCAGTATCGGCTGCAGTCAAAACAGTTGTAGTACAGTTGATGTACTTGATGTGCAAACGGCCTTGTTCAGCCCATTTGATCATATCTGAGTTTGATGGCATTTCGGCGCCAACCATACGCAAGAAAGAAGAGATAGTACGATTACCGTAACGCTCAAATTCTTTCTCGTAAGTATCAGGAAGATACTGGTTCAAGAAGTTGAAGTCGGTAATGTAGTTAGTAGATAGGGGGACCTGCTGCGCACTCGGCTGCAGCTGATAGGTCGGGGTGGATAAAACTGCCATTGTAGTTTAGTTTAGTTTAGTTTTTAGATTTTTTTGATACTTCGGATTTTTAAGCCTTTGCCGGCATCAGGATCAACCACTTTAACCTGGAACCCGTCACTCGCCATCGGCTGGGGTGATTGTCTCTCGCTCATATTAATG